TGCTATTTGTTCCGGGTCTACGCAGAAATCTCTTTTAATGGAAATATTTACCCGGAAATCAACAGTTAAAAACTCATTTATTCCTAATCGTTCCGCTATTGGAATTTCCTCTGTGCTAATTATCTCTAAATAATCGTCCCCACTCTCAAACGGCATAGCTTGAAGCCAGTTGTAAAAATACGTTCTTAAAGCATTTTGTTGAGTTACTATGTAATCACGTTGATAGGTGTCTGTTTCTACTCGTACACTATCGGGAAATGTAGTGATCAAGTAAACATTTAGGCTCATCTCTGTGCCTACTTCATCAAAGTTGTTAGTTTCGCCACTATAACGCCACATAAGGCAAGGCATAGTTTGCTCTAACAATAAGTTGACATCGAAAAGTGTTTCTATCTCTGTATAAGTAAGCCCATTATCTATGGCTTTATCTCTTATTCTATTCCTTAACTCCAGCAAGTTCATATCTCGGTAAATTTAACTATTCTAAATTACAAATTTTTTAATTATTGAGCCGATGCACTCTTATACTCTATAAAAGCCATTACCTCATCTAATCTTGTGTTTAATACTTGGTCGAATCTGTTTAAATCCTTTCGCCAAAACTTCCAGCACGCTACGTTGTACGAAAAGACTCCAGCTTCTGCGACACTTGCGAATAAAGGATAGTAGCCCAGCTGACTAAGGTACTTGTTAGTTTTTCCATTTCTTCGACTACTGCCGAATGTCGCTGGGTGTCTATTTTGTAACTGCTCAACGAACTCAACAAAAAAAAAGCGCACGAGTAAAATAAATCCATTCTGCCATACTTCTTTAAGAACTCTATGCGTTGATTAATTTCTTCAAGGTCTTGGTAGTACTCTCCATTGCGCATATACACCGCAGCAATAAGCAAACCTTTCTCTGCATCGTTGTATTCTTCGTGCATAGCTAATAAACTCATCACATCCATAAAGTCGCCACAAGTACCTTGCTCAAATTTCGGCACACTAAACTTCTTGCCATTAATATCAAAGTTGCGCTTTGGCTTTTCTTCACTTAACCAGCCAAACTGAATGAGGAACAAATTGTTAATCTTATTAAACTCTACATTCAATAATTCATCGTAAGTGATGCCCTCGCCTAACGCTGCGATAGTGCCACACATTGACTCTATTACCTTTGCTTGGCTTTCTTCCAGTTTATTCTCCTCAAATAGTTTATTAGCCTCTACGGCTAACTCGACATACTTGTAAGCGTTATTCCATTGCTCAAGTGTTACCTCGTGTCTGCCAGTCGGAAGCTTAACTATTTTTTTCTCTTTGCCGTTTGCCGTGATTCTGTATTCGTTCATCTTCTATCTTTGCAAGTAATTTATACAACTTATTTTCATCCCTTAAATTAGGGCAGTCATTTAGTTTTTCAATTAATTCTAATATCTGCACCTCTAACTCTATCATAGGTACACTTTAGGTTTAGCCTTTCCGTAATTATACCAAACAAAATACCCCATCGCATCCGTACTGTGGTTAATGCTTTTGTCTGGCTCGTCATTCTTATATCCTATCGTTTCTAAATGCTCTGTAAAGATAGGGCATTTATATGTATTTATGAATACTGTTTGATTTTCGAACACTTTGTTCATCGTGTTAACCCTATCTCGGACAAACGGATTGCTTGTCAATGCCTTAATTCCAAAGTTGTACTTCTTAAGTATATTAATATCCGTTTCCGCTGCGCTGGTTTTTCTATTTTTACCACTTGCATCTGGATATACCACTACTCGGTTATTAGGAAAGTCTTGCTTGATCTTACTTGCTACTGCATCGGTGTTATAATAGTTGATATATTCAGCTACCGCAGTCGCTACTCCGTTATCTATCACGTTTACAATGGCGCACATTTGATTAATGTTAAAGTCCATACCAACGTGCAAGATGTCACTATCTTCTACCTCTCTATCCGAATGGTTATTTAACCTATCAAACGCATAGTAAACGTTTCCACTTGTAATATTTACAAACTCGCCATTCAAATAAGCCTCTAATTCAGTTGCTGAATAGATGCCTTTTAAGGTTTCAATGTACGCACTTGGAAGGTATGGGTTGTCTTTTGTTCTCGCTTTAACCAGCACTCTGTTTTCATCCTTATTTTTAACGAAAAAGTCGTACATAAACCTAAACCCCTCTGGAGTGCTTACAAAGTCAAGTGAGTTATGCTCTCCGTTAGGTAGTTTCTTCCTATTCCTTGCCACTACATTGACCAGTACCTGGCGCATTTTGTCCTTTGGCGGTATATCTGCCTCGTCTATCAAGCTATAACCTACCTCATATCCAATTATGTACTCTGGACTATCTATTGAGCGCATTATTATCTTCCCATATTCAGTATTAAACTCCTTATCGCTTTTATTAAGGTCGTAAGTAATACCCATCATTTGCAGGTACTTTTCAAAGTTGGGAAATGCGATGTCTTTTATTAGGGAGTAAGTAGGTAAATAATAAGCCACCGAGATATTCGGATACTGCTTTTTCTTTTCAATAGTCTTGATCGTAGCTGCGATACTCTTACCACTACCAAAACCAGCCACTAATCCAGTATGTACTGCGTTGCTCTTTAAGAATTTAGCTTGATGTGGTAGTATCCGAATCATTAACGATAATATACTTGGTTGGCTCAACTACTTTTGTAGTTTGCTCTACATAAGATTGGTTAAGTTTTTGGTGTTCTTCTGGTGTTGCTATTAATCTGTATAAAGCTAATAACTCACTCGCTCTATTTGACTTCCATAGCTTTGCTCTAATGCTTGATTTTGTCTTTATCTTGTTATCTTCTAATAAATCTTTAAGGGTGTGTAATTCGTTACTTCCTACTGGAAAGAACTCGTAAAATGTTTTTTTGCAACAAGGTAAAAAAGCCACTATATCCTCAACAAAGAATAAATTGTTCTTTTTTATTGCTTCCTCTGCTTGTTCGTATATCTTTTCTCTGTCGTATGCCATTATTCAAATTCTTTTGTTTCTACTCCGTTTCGTTTTATAACCAAACTTGGGTCAAGTGCTTTCATTCGCTTTACTATTACATCGCAATACTTAGGGTCTAATTCCATTCCGTAGCATTTGCGTTTAAGTTGGTGTGCCGCGACCATTGTAGAGCCAGAACCAAGAAATACATCTAAAACAATATCTCCAATATCTGATGAATTTTCTAATGGCTTACTGCATAAAGGTATTGGTTTCATTGTAGGGTGCTCGTCAGACCTGCTTGGTCTTTCAATATCCCAAACTGTTGTCTGCTTTCTGTCTCCACACCATTTATGAGAAGCACCATCCAACCAACCATAAATACAAGGTTCGTGTTTCCAATGATAATCAGACCTACCAAATGTTGAATTGTTTTTATTCCAAACAATGTATGATTTAAAAAGAAAACCTGCGTCTAAAAACTGCTGAATAAAATTGTGTGTTTCTGATGATGCGTGCCAAACATAAATCGCACCGCCCTTTTTTAAAGCAGTTGCTATTGTGGTGTAAACATCATATAAAAATTTAGGGAAATCATCTAACTTGTCATTTGCTATTTTTTCCCTTTTTTTACTGCCACCTTCATAATCAATATTGTATGGAGGGTCAGTATGACACATATCCGCCTTATGCCCATTCATCAAATTTGCAACTTGGTCACTATCTGTGCTATCTCCACAAAGTAAACGATGCTCTCCAATTTCGTAAAGGTCACCCAATACTGTAATAGGCTCTTCGGGTGGTGTTGTATCAAAGTCATCTTCTTCTGCCTCTAATTCTACTTGTGGGAATACTGGAATATCTAAACCCCATTCATCTAACTGCTCAACATCCCACTCGTTAGCTAACATATCCCAATCCCACTCGCCACCGCTTACATTATCTTTAATGATAAACTGCCTTTGTTCTTCTTCTGTTAAATCACTTGCCTTAATTACTGGCACTTCCTTCAGTCCTGCTTCCTTACAAGCTTTTAAACGCATATTTCCGCCTAAAACTATCATATCGTCATTAACTACAATAGGGCGTATCTCCAGCATCTTTGGAAACTCTTTAATGGAGTTAACCAGCTTGTGAAATTTGTCGTCTTTTATTAATCTTGGATTGTTTGGGTTTGACTTAACCTTTGTTATTTTTTCTAAATACCAGTTCATTCTATGCTTTTAATTATCTCGTAAGCTACCATTCGGTAATCTTCTTCATCTCTATCTTGATTAGTCATAGCGCATAACTCTTCAAATGTTGTTTCGGTAAGTTTACTTGGTAGATTCCAGTCGTTGGACAAATTCATTATTAGTATCGTTAGGTAAATTATTTCGCATTCTTCGTATCGTTCCTCTTTTTCGAGCCAATCCATTACCAGCAAGGCGATATAAACACCATATTCTAAAATAAATTCAGCGCACTCCTCGAAATCATCTAAAGTAAACATTTGCCATTCCTTAAACTTAAAAAGAGCAGGTGCAAAGTCTCACCTCAAACACCTACTCATTTAACCAAATCAAATCGGCTTAAATATAACAAATATTACTTTCTTTATTTTTTCAAGTTATTAACATCAGTTAAAAAAGTTTCCCTCTATTAACTTGTTTACTGCATAGGTCAAGTAAAGAATAATAATATACAAGCCTATTAGCCATCTGTCTATCTGTTTCATATTAACTAATTATCTTTTATACAAGCTTGCCACATACTCAGAGTTACCATAGTCAAGTAGTATGTATTTTCCTTGATCATCCACACCCCAATTTTCGTAGTTCCAGAGGTCACCATTTTCAAACTGAAACTCAAGAATGATAGCTTTGATTCTGTCCACCTCTTCCATTGGGATAAAGTCAACGTGCTTGTATCTCTTTTGGATTATTATACCTAAAAATTCAAACTTTAACTCAGCCAATGGTGCAACATCTTTATACTTCTTCCATATTATCTTCTCGTTGATTCCTTGAAGCATACCCTTGTATTCCAATGGTATCTTGATCACAATACCCTTTAGTAGTATCGCAAGTCTTGTGCTAATCCTAAACATCTATCAATGCCCATATTATAAGGTAAACAATAGAGCTAAATGGCAAGACTACAAATAGCACTCTCCAGCACCAAATAGGTACTGGTGTATGCTTACCCAAATAAGAACATACACCACCTATTAACCCATCATCATTTATTCCTTTACTCATCTTAAAAATTCTTGTTCAAGCAAATCATCAATGGCTTCTTGCTCTGTTCTTCCATATCCGATGCAATCTCCTTCATC